GTCGCCGGTTCAGGTGCCTCTTTCTCGCTCCAAGCGAGAATAGACCGTGTAAAGGTCTTCATCCGGGCGTGCAAAGAACGGCCGGATAGAGGCGACATAGAATCGTCTTCCCCCATGAATAGCATGAGGTCAACTCTACGCATCCAGAGTGAGAGACAGTTAGCAGCCTCTGAGGTCCGGTCGACCGGACCAAACTGAAAAGTCCTTTTCAGGTGCCGAGTAGCGTAACACTCCTCGAGAAAGGCGCGGGCCTTTCCAGTTCTGTCGGACAGACAGGAAGAGAGGGAGAATTTCTTCTCCTGGTTCAGGAAGAACCAGTTGTAAAGATTCGTAGTTCTCGAATCTAACTTCGGGTATAAACCGAAGCCCCCCAAACAACGGGGGATCCGACTGATCAGGTCGAATGTCCTACCCTTCATAGGTAGTGTCCGCTTGACCATACGGTAAAGCAGACGCTTCGTGGCTGGACGAAGGTGTGATGTGGCAACACCACTAACTGACGGGAGGTCGTCAGAAAGGCCATCCCTAGAGAAGGCCTCGCGACCATCACGATCCGATGGAAGACGAGAAAATCGTCTAACACTAAGAACAGTGTCGTCGGCAACTGCCACCTGGTCAGCAACTCGGTAGAGTTGTTCACAGAAGGTGAACGAGCTGTCGTTCCTGAAGCACTTCTTCAGGTTAATGGAGAACCCAAGGTCCTTCATAAGTTTAACGTATAAGTTAAACTGGGAACACGTCCAGTAGGCCGCGAGGTCATCACCTCGGATGACAAAGTCACCACCGTGGCGACTAACACGTGCGCAGACTGCGTAGTGTATGATGGATAGAAAAATCCATGAGCATGGGGCACCCATGCTGGTTCCTCGGTTAACAGGGAACTCAAAACCTTTTGTGGTTTTAAGCCTATCAACATAGACTGAATCTGGTGGAACACCAAATATCTTGACCATGTCGTCAAGAATGTCTCTACTGATGGTATCAGTAGCATTCGATAGATCCATCGAATACCAGGTGCGGTTGCTCACCTGCTTACATCTCTTAAATGTAATAACCGAGTCCGGTTTAAGTCCTTTACGGATTTGAGGGATCTTTTCCAAGATCATCCATAGACGTTGTCTATGTAAGTGACCGAAGAAGGTCGCTTTGGTATCTAGAGCCTGAACGACTCTAGCCTTATTCCCATACTCAGGAATAGTAACCACCCTACCAACGCAGGGTGGGCCGAAGGGAATGGTATCAAATTTCCTGGGAAGGAAACCTGAGGTACCGGACACGACGGCAAAAGGAAGTTCGGGTAAGAACTTTGTCATCTCATCGTAACGAAGTGAGATCCCTCGACTTGCGTCGAGCCAGAACTCGCGAGCGAGTTCAGAGTTCTTTGATAACGGCCTGATCAGGGCACGTATCTCAGACTCAAACCCGCCAGCGGCGCGGGTTGCTGATGCGGTAGCACCAGGGGAATGAAAGTTAAACTTAACTTTTGAAGGCGGGGGCACCCGACTATAAATCTTGCTTCTGGCAAGGTACTCAAGGACGCAATCGTGTCCTTTAGACCCCCGAGAGGGGTAGTGTAATTCTGTTATCTGACAGAATTTCAGAAGAGCTCTCTTCTGGACCAGTGCCCCTCCCATGGGAAGGGCCCTACCAAGGTAGGACAGCTGGAAAAACAGAGACTGTCGGCTCTGTGACCTCAATGTGTGATTGAGGATTGGCCTTGGGAGGAAAATCCCAAGGGTAGAACGATTTGGCTCTGCACCAAATGAAACTTCACGACAGTGAAACGCGAAGGATTTCAGATTACCGAGAATCTGAAATGGATCATATTTATAAATATGTAGAAGGTGGTTAATCTTCTTAAATACCAGTGAGCGGTATAACACTCTGCGTTTCCGAGAGTGGCGATTTACCCAATCGCAAAGGTTCGATGCTATGTAAGTAGCATGAAGTGCCCTACGGAGCACCGCAACGTCCTTCTCTGAAGGTCTAACCCACTTCAACTGAGGCTGAGGTTTGGCATTAGCTGC